CCTTTAGCAACTGCAAGAAAAAAATCTATATCACTAGTACCTGGACTAGTTCCACCTGTTGTATTTACATTATTACATCCAGACATTAGCAACCAAACCTTGAATTAAACCAAGTAAATCTTTCTAGTTCTTTTCTTAAATCATCTTGATATGAAAAATTAAGTTGATCTTTTAAAGTAGCCATAGACTCAAGTATTTGTCTTTGGTTTTCTACATCATACTCTGGTTTAGGTTCAGGTATATAATTAGTTATTTTAGCCATTAGTAACCAGTTCTTCCTCTACCAGTTTTATTAGAGAAATTTTCATTAGTACCCGTTGATTTAAAACCTCCTGTTTTTTTATCTATAAGACCTAAGTTCTCGGCTCTTTTGTATACATCTGGATTCAATTCTCTCCCTCTTTTAATAGTATCTGCTCTTGCAAAATCTTGTAGCTGTTGAATTCTTGCTCTACTAGCAGCAGTTTGAGGTGCGTTTCTATTTGCTATTCTGTTAATTCTGTCCCGTGCGGCATTTGCTAAACCAAACTTTATAGGTTGACCAAATAAACCACCAGATACAGGATTGTATCCTTTCATAATTCCTGAAGCAAGAGAACCAGCATTTGTTAAACCATATTGATTACGATAAAAATTTCTCATACTGGTCACTGCAGGATCTTCTCCTTTAGCCATATCTAAAAGCATGTTAATTGGACCTGGAAGACTTCTTAAAACTTTCATGATACCACTTTGATTATTTTCATCAACTTGATCTATGTACTCTTGATCTTGTTCATCATTAGTTGTTTCATCTATTATACTCATATCACTTACACCTTGAAATCTATTCATATCTAAAGGCGCAATATTTTCTGTAGGAAATATGCTTTGAAAATTTTTTGGATCAGGAGGTACAATACTTCCACTCATAGTTTCTTCTAAAGTCATAGGTACACCAATATTTTTTTGCCTTTGATTAATTTCATTTACAAGATCTAGTTGATTTGTCTCAGAAGCAGGTACCATAATACCTTTTGGTTGTTCTATAGGTACATATCGAAGACCACCTGATGAATCTAAAACTGTATTAAAACCAGTACCATAATTTGGCAAAGTTATTTTATCTGGTTCTGATGCTCCCGCTTTACCTATATTAAAAAAATCAGCTATTTTTTGTAATATACTTGGTTTTTCTTCTTGTTGAGTTTGAGCTTGATTTATATAATCCTGAGCTTGAGCGACTATTGAGGGATCATCACTTTGCAACATTTGATTTATCATTTGATCTGATAAACCCATTCCATAACTAATTGACTTTTCCGCCATTATCTTCGCCCATCCGGTTGTGCATCTACTCTAAGTGTGCCATATCTCCATGCCTCACCTACAGCATCATTTGAAATTTTTAAAGAGACTAATCTTCCTCTTGCTCTAGTATCTACTTTATCAGTAGAATTTGTAATTGTAAAGGGTCCAAGTGGTGAACTAACCGCCGTGTCATCAGGGTAAGAGCTTACAAATAATGTAATTGTAGCATCTCCTCGTAAGTATTTAAAATCAGGTATAAATCTTTTTACTGACATAAAGAACTCTCCATCTCCTCTATAATCAACAACTCCGGTTTGAATTCCTAAGCCACTTGTTCTTGAAGTAATATCATAGTCTCCCGATTGAATAAATGCATCAATGGATGTTGTACCATCACTGTTTACTTGATCATCACCTATTTCGTGAGCGTAATATATAGATGCTCCGTAATTGTTAGTTATACCAGATATAGCAGAGAATACTGGAGTTGCACTATCATCATAATCTGTAGCATAAGGTAATTGAAAAACACCTTGATCTTGATAAGTTGTTCTATCTAATGATGAAGTTGTAAATACATTTTCTGAATAATTGTATGTAACACATCTATCAATCTGAGTTGAACCTGCTTTAGGATAAAACCAATTTATTTCTGTATATAAAGAATTAGGTGCAGAATAAATAACGTCTGCCGCATTATAATTTAATCCTAAGTTATCTCCATCAGTTGAATATACAAAATCTTCTACAAGACATGGCAACGATTTAACTGTACCATCATATACAAAAAAACCACCTTCACCTGACATCCACCACACAGCTCCATTTGCATATGACATTGCGTGTTGACCAATACATCCACAGTTAGTACCCACTTGTCTAACAGAAAAAGTAAATGGTGGACCAACAAATTGAATTACATATGCAGCTAAATCAGTTGTTACAAAAATATAATCTTTACCTTGTATGGCTGCTCTAATCTCATTACCTGTATCTAATCTAAATGTACCAGCGGTGTTGGTCGCTGTAGGTGCATATGTATTTAAATCTTCTTGATTAGAAAATCTTACAAACATCGGATCTTGTGTTGATGTGTTACCAATAGTTGTTTCAGTTCCAAGGTGAAATAAATGTCTGTCTCTATCTGATACAATAGTAATTCTAGTTGCGGTTGGATTGTTTGTTGTGTTAAAATTAGTTGTAGACTGTGAAGCTCTTACAGCTCTTGGATTAGATGCTCCAGCATCCCAAGTAAATGTTTTACCATTAAATATAGTTGCTACTAACACCTCACCAAAGTTATCAAGACTCCAGTTCCCTGGTGCCAGAATCACATTACTTGTAGATCGTTCAGTACCCCAAGTAGAATCACCCCATAAATATGTTCCCCAACCATAGCCAACCGTTTGAGTTGTTGGTCCAATTATAACATAAGGATTAATTGTAGCTCCCCCTGTTCCAGATGAAGCACCAGCTACAGCTGCAATAGGAGTTTGAATAGTAAATGTATTAGCAGTAGGTACAGTCAATATTTCAAAAGCACCCTCAGTAAAAGTATCTGAACTTGTAAATCCGTTAGGGATTGTAACACCTGTAAATGTAATGTATCTACCAACAGCTAATCCGTGGGAAGTTTTATTAACAGTGACAATATTAGAACCTTCAACAGTGTCGAAGTCAGCTCCAGTAATAGCAGTGTCTAATGGAGTAATGTCATAAAATGCTTCTCCATAATATAAAAATAATCCTTGTGATGTACCTATGGCTGTATATTTTTCACCTTTAAAACTACTAAAAGCAAGTTGTCTTCTAGCTGCACCGGGTAAGGTTTCATTAGCAACAGTCAGTTGTTCCCAACCACCTATTTTTTCAGGTAAACCATATCTGAATCTTACAAAGTCTCCATCTACCCATTCACTTTCAGCACCTGATTCAGTGGCTTGTTTATTAAATCCTGGTTTAAAATTGAGTTTCTGTAACATAACCTAGTATTATATAAGGTTTTTATTATTTTGGTAGTATTATATTCCAATCTAGCTTAGATATCAAACTGTCTAAATGAACGTCTTTTAAATCATTTTCTTTTAAATATTCATGTAATTCTTCTATATCAACTATAATCCATTGGTTCTTTATGTCAAAAACCATCTTATCGGCTTTGCTTTTAAAAGTCCCTGTCTTCATATTATTTTTTATAGGACGTAAATCAAACTTTAATTTTTCATTAGACCTGTCTTTTAAGATGCCTTCAACGTGCCAAGACTCTTTTGCAATTTGTTGTTTGGAGGCATAATGAGTATTGGTTAAATTTTTAACAAATTGTTCATACATTAATATCTTTTGAGTTCGGTTATCGGAAACAATAGCTTACCCGTACCTTGTTTTTTAGATACTTCATGAAAAAAAGCTATTAACATTAATCTATCTTTACCAGATTTTATATCTTCTGAAGAAAATTTCTGTTGCCTATGCCACGAATTACCATCAAAAAGAAAAAGCCTATTAAATTTACCATTTACTGATATGGTGTTTTTAAATTGACTGTCTATTTTATCTTTAATTTCAGGTTTCTCTTTTGTAGGATTTCTATAATAATGAAATTGTGAAGGACCTACATCATGTATTAGTTTTAAAGGATTATTTAAATGGCATATATTAGTTCCACAGTTATGATCACTTAAATATATAATAGCTGTAAATTCAGATGTATCATCTCTATGAACCCAATCAGGGTATTTAGTATCTTTAGGATTTGTTTTTGAAAAATACATTTCTGTGTGCCAAAGCATATCTTCATGATCATGTGGAAATACTAGCCTCATTATATGTTTAGTCACATAATCAAAAAGGTCATAATTAACCTCATGAATTTTGTCTGTTCGCAACCCTGCCCATCTTTTGTCAGGTTGGTTTTTAAATTCTAGCTGCTGAGAACAATCTATTATTTGTTGAGGATTATTAAAAAAATTATCTACTATTAAATTTGGAAAATGCATAATATCTTTCAGTAGACATTTAATATATTTTTTGATACAAAAGTCAATATAAAGAAATATATGATATACAAACAAGCTTATTGGTATTTTAGTTCGGTTTTAACACCTAGGTTTTGCAATGAACTTATTAATTATGCTAATCATCATAAAAAACAAATAGGTTTAACAGGATCTTATGAAAAAGAAAATCTTACTAAAAAAGATATAAAAAACTTACAGAAGAAAAGAAAATCAAATCTTGTTTGGTTAGATGATGCTTGGATCTATAAAGAAATAATACCTTATGTACAACTTGCTAATAAAACAGCTAAATGGAATTTTTCTTTAAAAGGAGCAGAAGCTTGTCAATTTACAGAATATAATCAAGGTGAGTATTATGATTGGCATCATGACCAATTTACAGATGAAAAAGAAATTATAAGAAAACTTTCTGTAACATGTAATTTGTCAAAACCTGAAGATTATGAGGGTGGTGAATTAGAATTTGGTTTATTTAACCCAAATGTAAAAAGAAAATACAATTTTTTAAAGTGTGAAGAAATAAAACCTCAAGGTTCTATAGTTGTATTTCCTTCTTTTTTATGGCATAGAGTGACACCAGTAACGAAAGGAAAAAGAAATTCTTTAGTGATTTGGAGTCAAGGAGATAGATTTAAATGACAGAACTACCACACGAAAATTTTTTTGAAACACCTATTTATAGAATAGAAAAACCAGAGTGGGTAAATAAAGTAAATAAAGTTTGCAATCCCATTATTTCTAAATGTAAAGAAAGAGACAAAAATATTATAAAAGAAAAAAATAAAAAGTTTAATATGAAAATAGGTGATTTTGGCTGGTCATATCACAGTAAGTCCATGACCAATAAAAAAGGATTAGAAGAGCTTCAACAATACATAGTATCTACTTCACAACAAGTTTTAGATAATATGGGTTTTAATTTAACATCTTACAATATGGCAATTACAGAATTTTGGGTACAGGAATTTGCAGATAAGGGAGGTGGTCATCATTCTACACATGTTCATTATGATAATCATATAAGCGGTTTTTATTTTTTAAAATGTTCTAAAAAAACATCTATGCCATTTTTTCATGACCCAAGAGCAGGTAAATTAATGGCACAGTTACCAATGAAAAATTCTGAACAAATAATTAGTGGTGCGTCTGTAATTCACGTAAGACCTAAACCAGGGACTTTAATTATTTTTCCTTCTTATTTACCACATGAATTTAGTGTAGATCCTGGAGTAGACCCTTTTAGATTTATTCATTTTAATATTCAAGCCGTTAGGAAATTTAATAATGTCTGATTTTAAAAAAAATAAATATGTTTTTGTTAAAAAAGCACTATCAAAAGAACTTGCAACTTTTATGTATAATTATTTTTTAATTAAACAAAAAGTTTACGATGTAGCTTGTAAAAAAAAATACATATCTCCTTTTGAAAAAATATTGGGTTACTACGAAAAGGCTGAAGATCAGGTTCCAGGTTCTTATTCAAATTATGCAGACATTGCAGGAGATACTCTTTTACTTAGGATGCAAGATGTTGTTGAACAGAAAACTAATTTAAAATTATATCCTAATTATTCATATCAGAGAACTTATAAAACAGGGGATGATCTTAAAAAACATATTGATAGATTTTCTTGCGAAATATCTACTACTGTTTTTTTAGGGGGTGATGAATGGCCTATATATATGGATCTTACAGGAGGTAAAAATAATAAAGGTAAAAAATTTAATCTTAAACCAGGTGATATGATAATTTACAGAGGAAATATTTTAGAACATTGGAGAGAACCTTTACAAGGAAATCAATGTGTTCAATTGTTTTTACATTACACAGATGTAAAAACAAAAGGTGCTAAAGAAAATATATATGATTCTAAACCATGTATAGGTTTACCTAACTGGTTTAAAAATAAGACATTGTATGTGTAAATGACAAATTGGGAACTATCAAAACCTATAATAGAAAAACATGGTGCTATGACATTAGAGGTTCCAAAACCAATAATAAAATGGTTAAAAGAAACTGCAATAAAAGCAAAAAAAAATGCTGAATATGCTAATAAAGATTTAATAGGGCATATTAAAGAAGAGTATTACTACACTGAAAAATCAAATAAGTTTGAAGAGTTTCTTTATAAAAAATGTTTATCACATACAAATATGTTAAACTACACTGATTCCATAAAAGTATTATTTAAATCAGCTCCATTTAAATTAGCTGATATGTGGGTTAATTTTCAAAAAAAACATGAATTTAATCCCCCACATAAACATTCAGGAATATATAGTTTTGTTATATATTTACAAATACCTTTTGATTTAAAAAAAGAAGAAAGTTTTTATCCTTCATTAGATGATAAAGGAGAAAACCACACATCTAAATTTGCATTTTTAAATACAAATACTTTAGGTAAAATATTTGTTCAATGTTTAAATGTTGATAAAAGTTTTGAAGGAAAAATTATCTTGTTTCCTGCTGAACAAATGCATACTGTTTTTCCTTTTTATACTAGTAATGACTATAGAATATCTGTTTCAGGTAATATAAGGTTATATAATGAGAATTAAAAAAAAGATACTTTCTGAAAAAATATTATACTACGCTCAAGTAAAAATGCCTAAAGGCTTTGAAATAATTAGATCGGATATTGTTCGAGATATACTTCTTACTAATTTTTACGAGGACCATAAAGTACCTTTTAATAAATCTTTACAAGCGGTAGTAACATATGTAAGTGATTTTATGAGATTAGAAAATCGAAAGGATTTAGTGCCACATAGTAGAAGAGGCTTAGTTTTTGATAAAAATGAAAACTCAAAACCCATGTTAGAAATAGATACTAATAATTTAAAAGAGTCACCAGATTTTGTTATGCTCTACGCCGCTGAAGTACAAGATAAAACTTGTGAAGTGATTATTGAATATAATGATAATCGTAGAACTAATAAAGAATGGACTATACCAATGGAGAATAATAGATTTATTATATTTCCATCGACTGAAAGATTTACAATTAAAAATAAAAATAATGAACACTCGAATGTTATTCAGTTAATTAATTTTGACTATTTTTAAGTATGTATCCAACTATTATACATGAAGTTATCCTATTCAATTCCTAATAAAATCTGGTGGATAAAAAATTTTTTAGATAAAAAAACCTATAAAACTATACATCATAAGGTTTTTACAAACAGAAATAATATGAATTTAAATTATGCCACTGGTGCATGGCCTGAGTTTTTGTATGAAAACCTAACTATAACCAAACGTGTTCAAATTATTAATTACCCACCTTTTGATAAATTAAAAGCTTTGATAAAACATAATAAATATTTTTCTTTACCTAATTTTAAAAGCATGACTACTACTGTGCATTATATGGAAAAAGGAGCAGGTATAAACTGGCATGATGATAGTAATTTTAAATATGGGGCAACATATTATTTAAATAATAGATGGAATAAAAATTGGGGTGGAGAGTTTATGTGTGAAGACAAATATATTCCTGTCGTAGGCAACTCTTTAGTGATTGTTAAAGCACCTCTAAGTCACAAAGTTAATCCTGTTTTAAGTTCGTCTATGCCTAGACTTTCTGTACAAATATTTATGAAATAATTTTTAAGTATTATCTACTAAATTCCACTGTTGACCAGCTTCATCCCAAGTGTAGAAATTATACAAAGCGTCTGTTTCAGACAATGCAGGGGGATCACCAATTGGTGATTGCCATCTAGCTTCAGCAACATTTAATACCCAAGAAGGATAATCTTTTTGACCAATAAATATTTCGTTTTCTGAATCCCAATCATTACCAATACCTGCAAAATTACCTCTATAAGGAGTTCCGCCTTTTACATGTTGTCCGTTATATGTATTGTAAGAAGTTTTTTTCCATAAGTGTGCAGGCCAGCTGTGGATTTTTTCTAAGTAAGCTTGTCCCACTGTTTCACTTTCAACACCATCTTGTGTTGTGTCAGCGTTATTTACAACGTGAACTGATAAAACTTTGTTTTCTTCTGATATTTTTGCAAAGTGTGCCATATTATTGAAATTTATACCTCAAAACTACTGCTCCAGAACCACCAGTTCCACCACCACCAGGTCCGCCACCTGATCCGCCACCAGTGTTGTCAAGTCCTGCTCTTCCAGCTGGAGGTGCTGTCCAAGTTCCTGGTCCTCCACCACCTATTCCACCAGAGCCACCGCCAAAACCACCACCAGAGCCACCGCCTGAAAAGGCTTGGCCTCCTGGTCCTGGATTTGTTTCTCCCACGGCTGTTGGTGACCAATCTGTAGTTTCTCCCGTTCCGCCGCTAGGGCCATCTGCATTGGCTCCTCCGCCATAGCCACCCTGTGCACTGTTGTTGGGTGTTGAATTAGAGTTTCCACCTCCTCCATCTTTACCTTGAGGTGGTGTCGTTGGAGGTGTGTTTCCTGATCCTCCTGGAACTCCGCCTGCAAAAGTGTTAGATGCTCCGCCACCACCAGATCCTCCATCATTTCCTGTTTGAGGTGCTGTAGGTGAATTTGCGTTCCATAAACCACCACCACCGCCTCCAGCGGATGTGATAGTTGAAAATATTGAAGGTGTTCCAGCAATACCACCTAAAGGATCGGTACCACCACCACCGCCTCCTACTTGAATAGGAAATGATCCGCCTTCTTGAACACATAAAGATGTAGCTGATGCTAATGGAGATCCTGTAGCAGGAAAAGTTGCGTTTTTAGATTCTCTATATCCGCCTCCTCCGCCTCCTCCGGCGTAATTACCTCCACCACTCGCTCCGCCACCTGCAACTACAATATAATCAATTTTTGCGTTGCATGCAGTTTTGACTGGTGCATTCATTACAAATTCATCATCACCTGTAAATACGTGAGTTCTATAATCACCACAATCAGTTATAGTTCCACCTGTTGCACAGATAAAACAAGTTGGTGCTACACCAGAACCTGCACCAAATCCTAAAGCTGATCCTGCTGCTAATGTTCCTCTTAAAGGCATTTATTTATCTCCTTCTTTATTAAGCGTACTGCGTTTGAGCTGCTAATACTGTAAAAGTAGCTGAACCAGTTTTAATAACAGTGTATGTGTAAACGTCTAAAGAGTTAATATTACCTCCTGAAGGAGCCGAACCTCCTTGGTATTCAGGGGTAACAGAACTACCATCAATTTGCACAGCACTATTATAATAAGCTGTTCCACCTTGTTTAACAACATGAGCAATAGTAATAGATTCTCCAGTATCCATAATTGAATCTAAAGAGTTTGATCCATCACCTCTAATATTTAATGTCCAGTTTCCTGAAGCATCTGTAGTAAAGTTCCATACAGCTTGTGTAAGAACATCATAGTTTACAGTTCCTGTAGCAGCTGTTGCTTCAGTTGTAACTTTTTCTGCAACACTTTGAATTTTACCTTGACCATTGAAAGTTGCTCTACCAACTCCTTTTGGTGTAAGATTTAAATCAATGTCAGTGTCACCACCAGTCGCAGATATTTCAGGTGCATTACCTGTAGCTGCGTTA